CTGCTTGGCGCCGTGCGCCCGACGATGGCGCAGCGTGACGGTTCGCTCGACGGGATCGGCGCGCAGCTCGTCGTGCTGTCGTCCGCCGGCGACGAGCACTCGACGCTGCTGCAGCGCATGACCGAGCTCGGCCGGGCCGCTGTGACCGATCCGAGCTCGCGCACCGCCTGGCTCGAATGGTCGGCGCCGCCCGAAGCCGACCACCTCGACGAGACAGTGTGGCGCGCCACGATGCCGACCCTCGACGTCCCCAACGGCATCACGATCGACTTCCTGCGTTCCGAAGCGACATCGATGGGTGAGATCGACTTCAAGCGCGAGTACCTCGGGATCCCGTCGACGATCGGCTCGAGCGCCGTCATTCCGTCCGAGGCGTGGATCGACTGCCACCGTGTCGACGTGATCCTGCCATCCGAGGATCTGGTGATCGGCGTCGACCTGTCACCGGACCGCACCCGGGCGTCGATCGTGGCGTGCGCCGCCGTCGCGACGTACCGGCCGGTCGAGGTGCTCGAGAGTCGCAGCGACCCGGCGTCATGGCTGCTGCAGCGCCTGCTCGAGATCGCCGGGCGTTGGAACGCGCCGGTGATCATTGACACGGTGTCGCCGGCTGCCACGCTGATCGTGGCGTTGGAGTCGCACGGCATCGCCGTGATCCCGGTCGGCACGCGTGGCGCTGTCGATGCCGCCGGCATGTTCTTCGACAGCGTGCTGCAGCGACGCTTGGCGCATCTCGACGATTGGCGGCTCAATGACGCCGTGGCCGGTGCGACGAAACGTGCTGTCGGGCAGCGGTGGGCGTTCGACCGGCGCAACGTCGACATCGACATCACGCCGTTGGTCGCCGGCGCCCTGGCGCTGTGGGGCGTCGAGACCGACCAGGCAGGCGCTCCTGCCCTGTACACGTGATCGTCGAGGTGTCAAGGTGACGTCTGCCGCTCGCCTGCGCGGTAGTCGGGCGGCGGCGCCTGGTCGTCTGCCCGCGTCCAGGTGTCCGCCGTTCGGCGTTGGTCATGGCCCTGACGGCGTTTCTCGCATAGCATGGATCCACTAGTGGAGCAAGCGCGCGAGTCCGGGCTCGTCGTCATCGAGGAACGAACCGGCGCACCTGTCGTCGCCGGCGCCGCCGACGCGTCGATCGTCGCTCCGCAGCCGTGGGCCGGCTGGCCGGCCGATTGGCAGACCCCGAATTGGTGGGGCCGGGTCGAGATCGCCACCGATATCGCATGGGCCGGGCTCGACCTGAACGCGTCGGTGCTGTCGACGATGCCGCCCTACCTCGTCGGCGCGGCGCCGTCGCTGAACGCCGATTGGATCCGCAACCCGTCACCGGACATCTACAACGGCTGGATTGGGTTCGCCAAACAGCTGTTCTGGGACTACCAGAACGGTGAGGCGTTCGTGTTGGCGACCGCCCGGTACCGCGACGGGCTCGGCTACCCGGCCCGGTTCCATGTCGTGCCGCCGTGGATGGTCAACGTCGAGCTTGACCGGGCCGGCATGTGCCGCTACTCGATCGGCGAGCGCGACGTGACCGCTGACATGCTCCACATCAAGTACCAGTGGCATGTCGGTGACACCAGGGGCCGGGGGCCGTTGGAGGCTGGATCGACCAGGGTCGTCGCCGCGAACGCGCTGATGCGCTACGTCTCGCAGCTGGCCCAAGCCGGCGCCGTGCCGCCGGCCGTCATCAAGTCGCCGCGCCCGATCGGCAAGGAGCAGGCCGAGGATCTGCAGCGTTCGTGGGTCGAGGCGCGCATGTCGCGGATGGGCATGCCTGCCGTGCTCGCCGGCGGGCTCGAGTACGAGCTGCTCAGCTACTCACCGAAGGATCTCGGTCTCGTCGAGCTCGCACAAACCCTCGAGTCACGCATCGCCGTGCTGCTCGGTGTGCCGCCATTCCTGCTCGGTCTGCCGTCTGGCGGCGATTCGCTGACGTACTCGACCACGGTGCAGCTGTTCGACTACCACTGGCGTGCCGGGCTCAAGCCGAAGGCGTCGACCGTCATGGAGGAGCTGTCGGACTGGTTGCTGCCACGCGGCACCAGCATCGAGCTCAACCGTGACGAGTACGTGCGACCTGGACCGTACGAACGGGCGCAGACCGAGGAAATCTGGTTGCGCACCGGCGTGTTCGGGCTCGAGCAGATCCAGGAGATCGAACGCAGCATCAACACGGCGTCGGCTGCGCCGTCACCGCTCACGTCAGGGGTACTCGAGTAATGACCATCACCGAGACGACGACGACACCGCTCGGGGCCGTCGAGGAACGCCGGTCGGTCGGCACGATCGAGGAAGTGCGTCCCCGCGAGCGCGTGATCACGATCATCGCGATGCCTTACGACGTCGAGACGCGCCGGGCGAACGGTGCCTACGTCGAGTCGTTCGCTCCTGGCGCGTTCGCCGGCATCGAACGCCGTAACGGTCAGATCCGTGTCAACCGCGAACACGTCCTCGCGCAGCCGGTCGGGCGTGTCACGCGGTGGGTGCCAGACCGCCCTGATGCGCTCCTGGGCGAGCTCAAGGTGTCGAAGACGGTTCTCGGTGACGAAACGCTCGAGCTCGCCTCTGACGGCATTCTGGATGCCTCTGTGGGCTTCCTACCGATGAAGCACCCTGACGGCACGATCGGTGAGGTCTGGACCGAGAACAGAACGAAACGCCGGGTGACGCGCGCCTGGCTGCATCATCTGGCGTTGACGACGGACCCGGCGTACGAAGGTGCCCGCGTGCTCGACGTGCGCACGGCTGCCGAGCCGGCGTCGAGCTCGGCGACACCGGCGCGCGACGAGATGATGGCGCTGCTGCGTGAACGCGGGCACCTGCCTGCCGGTTACGTCTGAGCCGAAAAAGGCCGAAGCCCCTGTCACCCGAAGGTGATCAGGGGCTCCACGGGCCGGTAGGCCCCGTGGATCGCCCGGAAGGCGATCCACCGGCTACCGATCCGGTAGGCGGTCAGGCTGACCTGCTCGATCTCGCCGAGCTCGGTCACCGTGCCCACCGTCAGGTGGCCGTGAGGGATGAGGGAGAAGTCCATTTGGGGCTTCCTTTCTTCGGGTTCATTGCCCGGTTGGTTGGTTGCTGCTGAGATCAATGTAACCCGTAACCCCGTAGCTGTCAACCCCTAACTTGAGAAATCCTGACGCCGGCGAGCTCGCCGTAGCAGACTGGACCCGAGCGTCGGGGGGGATCGGCCGTGGAACTGCATCCGTTGGTTCTGCTCGAATGGCGCGACGACCACCGGCTGTCCCGCCGGTCGCTGCTGTGGATCCGTGAGCACGCCGATCCCGACGACCCGCACCCGATCCAGACCGCGATCGCTCAGCTGTGGGCTACCGGTGTCGAGCCGTGAGCTGGCTCGAGCCGCTCGACCGCGACTACTGGCCGGACGCTGCGTGTCTCGGGCTCACGTCGCTGATGACGATGCCGACGAGAGGTCGGCCGTCGCACTCGGCGCTTGTCCGCGTGGCGCAGGCGAAGGCGCTGTGCCGCACCTGCCCGGTGCAGGCCGCCTGCCTGACGTGGGCGCTGTCGGATCCCGACCCGGCGATCGGCATGGTCGCCGGTGGGACGACACCGGCCGAGCGGCGACGGTTGCGACTCGTCGGGCAGTAGAAAGCCCCTGGACCGGAGTCCAGGGGCTCGAGATGCCCGGGGCTACTTGCCCACCGCCGGGGCGGGGGCGGTGGCCGGGCGGTCGTAGCCGTGATACGGGCACGGCATGACCTCGAGGTTGTAGCCGCAGACGCAGCGGTGGGAGGCGGCGGGCGTGGTGTTGGTGTTGCTCATGGACTCAATATAACCCGAAACCCCGTAGGGTGTCAACCCCTTTCCTGTAGAAGTTTCCGACGCCGGTACATCTCCCGGTGATGCGCAGCGTTCGCGTTGCGGCACGCCTGGCACGGCTGCTCGCCGTGGGCGCGGTGGCGCTTGTACGCGGCGACGGTCCCACACGGCTGCGTGACCGGTCGGCCCGGTCGGCCGGGGGGGGGGCCCCGCGAGGCCC